AAGATAACATTTCCTACTTTAGTAATCTTTCTAAGTTCTGCTATACCATCGCCATTCTCATCAAGCCTAATATAACATTCGTCTACCCAAATCTGTCTTGTTGCACCTGAACCTTCATCAGGTGGCATAGAATCATCGTCCATGCTAAATCTTGCTAGTCTTTCTTCATTGTATTCTGCTTCAGAAGCCGTATAAGTTCTTACAGAATCAATAATCGACTTACTGTAGCCTTCTTCTATCAAGTCAGAAGCTGTTTTTTTAACTCTATGGCATATAAATTGTGCTGTTTCTATGTCTGTTGAGCGTCTTGATATCAAAAACTCTTCAGGAGGAACAGAAACTATCTTAACTTGCCCATATTTTTTTTCACAAAGCACTTTTACGTCATGTGTAGAGACTTTAGGCTGTATTAAATTCTCGTTTTCGTCTAAAACCTCTTCAGATTGGACTGTTTCTGTGTGTTCTATGACTTCTAGCTCATCATTAGCTAAAATGCTCTGATACTCGATATCAGTCAAATTTTTGTAGGTTTCGTTCTTTACTTCTTCTTTTTCTTCCCAATAATGCTTAATTACGCCTGTTTTAGATATCAATGCGTCTTTAAAAGCGTCATAAAGGACCTTAAAGCCGTTATTTTGCTTGTTAAACACATAATTGACATATTGGGTAGCCTGATTAGCCATTTCTATGTCTTCAGGACCTTGAGGCTCGAATTCAGCTATGTTGTTATGAGTCGTAAATATACGCATGAGACTGGGCATAATGTATTCGACTGTATCTCTAACGTCAGTCGTAACAATTTCAGAACGCCCATCTATTTCGTTGCCAAACGGCTCACCCAAATAATATTTCATAGCGTCTTCTCTTTGATTAGAGAGTTCACCATTCATATGACCTGTCGAATTCTGTATTTCTATTTCTAAATGAGCTGCTAACTCCTCTTTAGTCATTTTTTTGCCGTAATCTGCCATTTTTCTCCTAAACTATTGCTACATCAGGACCTAATCGACCCTTTTTGTTCCATTTTGACGTTTCTGTGTCTGCATAACGTAAACTTAACGCTGCATATCTTGTTGCTGACATTAAATCATCTTTAATTTTAACTAATTTACCATCTTTTCTATGATAAAGCCTATATTCTTGAAACCAGTCATACAAAGTATTAAAAACTTTAAATTTTCCTTGTTCCATACGTGTCAACATTTCCATTAGTCCTGCTTCTACGCTGTTACCACCTTTTTTTTCGCCTAAAGCAGGTGGATTTTCAAAATGAAACGGCAACATGTTAACGTGAGCGTTTCTGTACTGTTCTGCAAGGGTAATCCCTGACCCTTTGTCGTGTTGGAAACCATCATGAGGAAAAGCTATAGGTATGTAATGACTTCCTTCACGCTCATTAATGTGTGATGCGTGATAATCTGCTGTTTGTTTGGACTGACTATAACAATCATAAACGTATACAACGTCCTCATCTCTGTCCCATGCAATCCATACAACGGCTGTAGGGTGGTCATAACCAAAATCAAGCCCTGCAATCCTAGCAAAATGTTCAGGAACTTGAAAAGGCTCACATGCTATCTTGTCCTCGTCTATAGGAAATACTAGCCCTGACCCTATCATCGGAATACCTTTTGACCTCATTTCTCGCTCATGAGGAGGTAATGCCTGTAAAATCTGTTCTTTCATATCGTCAGTTAGATGTTCTGCATCTTCCCAACCTGCTGTAATCAATGCCTGTTTAGGCTTCAAACTCGTTGTAAAATTCTGTACTACCTCTGTCATGCCTGATTCAGGCGTAAAGGTTAGATATACTTGTCCTTGTCTGTCCAATGTCCTTGTAATACATTGTGAATAAATGTCTTGTGGAGGTTCTTCATCGAGCCATACTAGGTCAATCGACTCCCCCATAAATTTTTCAGCACCCATTTCATAGGCTTTAAAGGCAACACGAGACCACCCACCAGTTTTGTGTTTTACAAGAACGGAGGAATGTGCGTTTGGCACTCCAGGTTTTCTTGTCGTTTCACCAATGAGATGTTTAGGAATACTTCCCTTTCCCTTATCTCTAGGGTTGTCTGGTTGCCCAAATAATTCTTTTTGACAGATATCTCTTGTGGTTTCATTACTCGCACCACACACCCACGCCCTAATAGGCTGATTATAGCGTTTTCCTTTCCACCACTTAGGATAGTTACCTGTTAAGTGGACAGCCATCTCCATCGCCCCCACATAGGACTTGCCAACCCTATTAGCAGCCATTAGTAGTCTTTGATTAGCCTGACTCCCTGTCTCATGAAAATTCATTTGAAATTTATAGGGCTTATAGTAATTGAGTTTATTTTCAACACGCCTTGTTTTAAGTGTGTTTAGTATTTCACTTATCTTGTCATTTTTCATAGTTTTAATGTAGGGCTACCGAGATAACCCTACTTTGGGGTCAAATGAATAATGCGTAATTATCCACTCCTAACTATAATTAAAAATTTAAATTATTGCAATATTTATTTGTATATTAGACGTTGCTAATGGACTTCATTTATCCCTCCATAGCGTGAATGAGACGACCCTGTATTTGTTTTTGTGTATGGGGGGTTGTGGGTGTCTGAGAATATTTTGCAATCGGTTGAGAATTATTTTGGAATCAATAATTATTTTTTATTTATTTATTTTATTTAATAATTATTCATGGGCATTAAATTTATTTATTACGTGTGAGTGAGTGGCGTACCACCTTTATTAAATGATTTAAACAAATAAATGTTAACAATAAATATAACCATAATAAAAGGCTTTCAGTATATATAGGCTAGTAAGGATAAGGCATTAGTACCCTTTGCCGACTTTGTTTTTTTATTATAGGTCTATAATCAAAACCTTGTTAAAAGTTTTATATTATTTAATGTTAACATCAAAGAATTGAAATAAAAAAAAGAGCCACGTTTATATGACTCTTCTCTTTATGTGTGTAAGTTTATTTATTTTTTCTTTGTTTCGTATTGCTCCATTTGTGTTATGTCGTGTCCTTCGTATTCTGTTCCTTCATGATTACAAAACATTTTTGTTTCTGAATGTTTCGCACTTCTATTAGTTACAGTACATCTCATTTTACATATTGGGCATCTATATTTTTGATTTTTAGATTGTCCCTTACTATCATAATGAAATTCTGTACTAGGCAATTTGATTTTTAATATGTCCTTGTACATTGAATCAAATTCAGGAGCTGGAATTGTTGCTGTAAATTTTGCATTGTCTTTGCCACTTCCAGTCAATCCTACATCTTTACACGTGTTTTTAAACTTTGTTCCGTGTCCTTCTTCTGTTCCGTGATAAGCGTGTACTAGCTCATGAACCAATACTTGCAACACATCTCTTATATTATTCGGATTATAAGTTATTGTTTCTTTTCCTTCATCGTCTATAGTTTTGGAGACTTTGCCACGTATTGCAATTTGTCTAAGCTTATTTTTTGCAATAGTATCATTTCCTTTATCTGATGATTCGTGATAGCAACGACCTAAAACTTTCCCTGACATCTCAATGTTAAAAGATACATCTACTTTTGATAAGTCTAAATGATAACCACGCTCTGAGAATATAGGCACTAATTTTGTAACTATATCTCTGAGTACTTTCTCACGTACTGGAGCGTCATTATATTTCTTAATAGCTATTTTTTGTTTTTTAATAATATCCTTATCAAAATAATTCATGTTTTTATATAAGTCCCATTGTTTTGATAAATGCTTATCTAATAAATAATGAGGTTCTACTCTGTAGCATTTTTCACGTGGAACATTATTTAAAAAATGTATAACTTCTTCATCATTGTTAACTTCTACAGATTTAAAGAAGTCTTGTAGTATCGCATTATCAAATAATCTTTTGATATCTGATTCTACTTTATTTTTATTAGACTCCTTGCTCTCTCTAATAGATGTTAAATTGTCTTTTAATGCTTTACTAATGCACGTTGCATAGAATTTATTAAAAGTTTTTTTCGTGTTTTTATCTTCAATAATTAATGAATCAATAACGTTATATGATTTCCAGCTATTGCCCATTACATTGTTAAAGCTGTTATATTTTGCAAATGTTTCACGTGAAACGTGCTTTTTCTTTCTTTCTATTAATATATTTTTTTCCATTTTAATATCTCCTTTTTTATGTTTCATGCTTAATTGTATCAAATTTTAAGTTATTTAAAAAGCTTTTTTGTTAACATATCAATATTTAAATCATACTATATATATGTATATATAAGTATCAAAATTGAAATTATTACACAAATCACTTGACACGTTATATTTTGAGCTTAAATACCTTATTTTGATGTTTTTTAAATTGTGATAGTATCATATCTAAATGTTTAAAAAACGCCAAATAATACCCTTTAAAGAGCAACGTAAAATCAAAGACTTACAGAATTTTACAAAATTAAATAATTCAAAATGTCAATATAAAAATTTAATATTTTGCACTATTTAATATTGACTTTAACAATGTTTTAAAATCTCAAATGTTAACATTAAATAATTTAAATCTATTCATTATTAAATCATATTTGTATGTATGTTTTAAAATAATGATTGTTAACATTTATAAATTTATTTTATTTTATAGCGTTTTATGTGTTGTTTTTAAATAACATCAATATTATAATTATTATAAGCAAATGCACTTATACAAATAAGGCATGGATTTAGACTCAAGGAGAGCAACCGATAGTAAATGAATTCAGCTTAATTAATTAACTACATAGGAAATTTTATTATGGAAATTTTGAAATTTGATAAAAAACTTTTATTAAAAATTAAAAGCTATCTAGAGAGTGAATTAAGAAATAATCCTTCACACACTTATGATTTTAATGTTGATAAATACAGAATTGATTCTGTCAATCTTGCATTTGTCAACTATGAATTATTGAGGTTTTAGGCATGGATTTAATTATAAATCTGTATTTATTTCTTTTCTTAATTTGTGCTAGTGCTTGTTATTTCGCTCTTTATGAGCTTTTTAAGAACGATGTAACAAGCTATAAGTGGTATTTTGCTGTCGCATGTGTGTGTTTTTTTCCATTCATGTTAATAGCATTAGATATTTTAATTTATTAAATAGGAGTTTAAAAAATGATTAGTAAAGATAAAGCTATAGAAGTCTTGAAAAATTACGTAAAAGAAGGAGATTCATTGTTTACAACCTTGAATCATGTTTCTCAGTCTGGAATGATGCGACACATCAGCGTTATAGCAATTGATGACAACAAGCCTATTAATTTAACAAGGTTTGTTTCTGTTGCTCTAGATTGGAAAGAAGGAAAAAACAAGACTGGAGGAGGCGTAAAAGTCGGTGGTTGTGGAATGGATATGGGTTTCCACTTGATTTATACGCTTTCAAGATTCTTGTTTGATGATGGATATGCAGTAAAGCAAGAATGGATATAAAACATTGAGCCGTAGAAATACGGCTCTTTTTTTTTGTCTTAATTTTTGTATGTTAACAAATCTAAATTGAAATGAATTAAATAAAATAAATGTTTGCATTATTATTATTTCTGTGTAATAATATAATCATGCTCGAAACTCGGTATAACTCGCAAGGTTGTACCTCGAAAGCTTAAAAGTGATACGCTCTTTGGTGTCATTTATATGGTTCGAAACATATACTTGGTGTAGAAGAAAACGGCACATAATAATGTGGACGGATAATCAAAGGGTGAAGAGACTAGACTGGGCTACTGTGCGAATATCTATTGCTCTCCACAAGTAGAAGTCGGCTAAAGTGTCTTAGACAGGTTATAGGTGGATAGAGTTTTACTCAATTTCTACAAACAAAAAGTCTAAGGCACTTTTTTTTCACATAAAATCTACATCATTCAATAATAAAATGTTAACAAAATAGGTATTTGTTTTAGTAAAGTTCAAACAAGATTGTATGAATCAGAGGGCATGAAAGTTCTAACAGGATTGTATATTGGTTGGTGTATAAATCTATTTGTTAACATCTAAGAATTGAGATAAGTGGTATAGAGAGTCATTTACCCTATGTTCTAAATTATCTAAGTGTCTGAAACCTTCTTCTGAAACGACTGAGGCATTGCCCTTGTCGTCCAATAGAACGGCACAATTTGGCAAAAACTGAACCCCATGAGGCAACAGACGATTTATATTTTCAGTCGTGATGCCTCTGATTTGGTGTGGCTTTATAACCACCATTTTGTACATTACCTTCATACTTTCTTTTTGCCCACGTAATTATAAATGGCGTAACTGTTTCTTCCGTCTTCGGTGTCTCTTTCAGTTACAGTTTCTATCTCAAAGTGAACTCTTAGATTGTATATGATTCCTGATAATCTTGTGGCTTTGTACTTGGTGATAGCCTCCCATGACGTTATGTTTCCTCTTTTGATTAGATGTTTTAAAACCATTTCTATTTTTGATTTTGGCTTATCTACGTTCCAGCCAAATAGTGTATTGTTCTTCATAATTGTACTCCTCTATGTTTCATACTTTATTGTAACAATATTATATAATAACGTCAACTTTTTTATGCTTTAACACGTATTTGTTAACATTGCATATTTTAAACAGGTTCTTTTATTTCTTGTACTGCCCAATCTGAATCTCCATTGTATTCTATGTCTTCGTCTTTCGTTTGTACGCAAAAATATTTTGGATTAGCATTTTGGCTTTCGGCTATGTATTCGGCAGTTTCCTCATCTTCTGCCTTGACTATATATTCATCAGTAGCTGTTACGTCTGAGATTCTAGTTACTTTATAGTATTTTTTTTGATTTGGCTTGTTTGTGTTTTGCTCGTTCATTTTTTCTCCTTTGTTAAAAATTCTGTCCCAACCTTCATTAAAACTTTTTTTGTTGGATATTGGTCTTTGTCTGCTACCTTTACTCATTTAGTTATCCTTTTTTGTAGCTTTTTGTATAAGTGATACGCCATTACTGACTTATCAACATTCCAATTATTAAACATCTCTCTGTGTTTGCTTACAAATTGCAAACAGCTTGAAATAAAAACTGCTTCTTTTTTGTCAATATTTATACTCATTCACTTGTCCTTTTTGTATTTTGTTGTAAATTTAAACCCACCAATTTCGTGCCAGTTTTGAAACTCCCCATCTTCGTCCATAAAGTCTCCGATTAACTGTCCCTCTTTTATCTTGTCCCACCAACGATAAGAAAGTTTAGAGTTTTTATATTTCTTTATAAAAGACTTAACGTCTATCTTATTAAGAACAGACCTTATTTCGTCCCAATTATCTATATATTGAGTCGGAATCCAATCACCTTGACAATCTAAAGCATAGTCTCTCGGACTATATTTTCCGTCCATACAAGCGTCTAATATCTCTTCTTTCGAATAGTCGTCTAATATCCACTCAGCGAAATCATTAGTTAAATATATTGTTGTACTCATTGAAATCATTTTATTTATCCTCAATCTCTCGTAGTAAGTTTAAAACCACACCACCACCTTTGTTCTTCCTAGATAAACATTGTTTAATTCTTCCATACTTTCTTCTTTTACCTTTTGAATTTTTGGCTTTGTCGTGCCTTTCTTTCAAATACTCGTTTCTGTTCATATCTCCTCCTTTTTTAGTGGTAGATAGGGGAAAAGTGGTTCATCAATTAGTAGTTTTCTCTGTACAGCCACTAGTTCTACTAATCTATGTTAATCGGGCAATCTAACACCTCATAACAGTTCTGCTTTTACATTCCCTCTCGGCATACTAGTATGCCACCAACACTATCTACCTTATAAGAAGTGCTAGGGCTTCGTTCCACCTAACAGTTCTATCTCAACAGGAAAATTAGCCATTAATAAACCTGTTATAATCAATATAAACAATTTGTTTAATAAAATCAAGTTTAATATGATTTAAATACATCAATGTTAACTTTTGGACATTGAACTCTTTAACTCTTTAACTTCTTTTTCCAAGCTTTTAATTTTTTCGTTCTTGTTTTGGTTGTACTTTTTTTGGTACATCAATCTGTCTTCTCTGTTTTTTTGGTATCTCATTCTTTGTGAGGCTAATCTTGTTTCTCTTTGTTCAGAAGTTTCTTTTGCTCTTTTTTCTTTCTGTTTGTTTAAAAAATCTCTCTTCTCTTGTCCTGTTAGACTTGCATATCTAAGTTTTTGTTTTTCTTTTAACTCAGGGTGGTCTTTGTAGTATTGTTTATGGTAACTCATTTATTTTTCTCCGTTTACTTGTTTCGCCATTTCATCATATAACCCCATGATTTGTTCGTCCTTGCTTTGCAATACACATAATGCTTTTAACAATGCATCTCTTTGTCCTTGCCTGTATGACAACTCACACCTTGCTCCTAACTGTAATTTAGTGTCTTTATGCTCATCAGGTAGCTTTTCATATACTATTTCTAACAATTCTTTAAGACTCTTTTCTAGGTCTTGCGTAATGGTGTAGTCGGTTACAACAGACATTTAATCTTCCTCCCAAAAAGGTTTTACGCCACTTTTAGACTCATTTGGCTTTTGGTAGCTTTTATTCTTTGGTTTGTAATTAGTATTTGCTTCTTTTGGCTCTCTTTTGTAAGTTAAAAACCTTTTGCCTTCTTTTTCATTAAACCACAGGCTTACGCTATAAGCTTTGCCGTCTCTTTCTACGTTTCCATTCTGAAACACAGGGTGGTTCTTACCTGTTTCTTCGTTTATTTTCTTCAACTTATCATAAATTGCGTCTACCTCGTCTTTTAGAATATCGTTGGGAAATAGACTTTCATATTCAACTGCCATTTTTATCTCTCCTTTTTTGTTAACATTGTATTATTTAAACCGATGACTCATATACCAGCATTACGTTTTCTTTTAATGCTTTTTCCATAATTTCATGTTGCATTTCTTCCGTTCCATGATTTGTAAGATTAAGAATAAAATGTTCATTATATTTTTCATTAATCATTTTTAAAACACTTCGTTTTTGCTCATCTGTCAAGTCTATGTAAGCTGGTAAATCCTTAACACATTCTTTAACACTTCTTAGTGTGTGTCCGTAATGTTTTAAAAGGCTCAAGATTAAATCTATTGCCTGTTTGTTTCTCTCTACCTTATATATTTTTGTGCTTTTCTCTGCCCAGTTTACTAAAAATGTTTTCTCAATCTTTTTTGGTATCTTTTTGAGTGCGTAATATTGATTTACAACCAACATTTGTCCGTATATTTGTGGTAGCCACCTAGCGTCAAAGTCAGGCTTTGCCTGTTTCTTTGTTTTGGTACATTTTACCTCCACCAATCCGTTTCCTTCCATGCAAAATCCGTCAGGCGTACTTGATATGCTCATTACTTCGGTTACAGGCACAACCAAATTGACCTGTTCACCTAATATATTTTCAGGCATTTCTCCAAACCAATTAACAAATTCTGCTATTCCATGTCTTTCATGCTTTGTTCCGTACTGCATAAGAGAGTTTTGAAACCATGAAAATTCTTCTTGTATATCATAAAGGTCATTAAACATTTTCTTGTCTTTTTTGGTATACATGCCGAAACAATAGTCTCCAAACGAGCTTGAACGTAGATTTATTCTACTCATTTATTTCAACTTCCTTTTGTATTTTTTCTTTTAAATCAATTTTGGTTTGTTTTTTTAAGTTATCAACCTCTGCTTTAGCCTTTGCTACTTGTTCTTCGGTTGTTCCTTGCCATACTTGTATATCTTCTGCAAAAGCTTTGTTACCCTCTTTGTCTTGAATAACATCAGCGTCAGAATAAACTTTGCCATACAAACCTAAAATCTTAATTATGGCTCTGTCTTTGGCACGTTTGATTGCCATAGCTGTAGTGTATGCGTTGGTACAATTTTCAGGACAAGCCTCTCCTATATCGTATTCTATTTTATCTCCCATTTTGGCATGTATGCCAATGCAACATATTCTGTTTTTTAGGTCTATGTCCAAAACATCAGGGCTACCGAAAGTTATCAGATTCTTTTCTGCAACTTGCAATAAGGCGTAATGTTTTATGATTGGCGTTCCATGACAGTCCCAAAAGTCTTTTTTGACAAGGAAGTCATACTCTTTCATCAAGTGTTCTGCGATTTCTGTACTCATAATTTATCCTCAAGTTAGGATTTTAAGATAACATCATGTTTTAAATCATGCAAGACTTTTTTGAAAAATAAATAGTTTGACTTTCTATAAGTTAATATCTATATTAATAAACATATATAATTAATATTAAATATAATAAATATTAATTAGGAATGAATATTAATTGAGGGGTTCGAATGAAATTTGATAAACAAACATTAATAGCTTTTAAAGAAAAGTTAGAAAAATACAAAGCACAAGACAATTATGGTTGGGAAACGCCTATGAATACTATGATTGAATGGACAGAAGATAAGCTTGAAGAGTCGGTAGGCGAGACTGATTACAAAGAATTAGTCAATTCTGTTTTGAGAAAAATGCGAACAACAGAGACAGGAACATTATTTTTGACTGATGAAGTCCTAATTGAAATCATGAAAGAGTTAGATTGGAATCAAGTAGCGATAAACAATCAGCTTGAAGTGGACAGTTAGATGAACAAGCAAGAATTTAATGGGTTCGTTAGGCTAATTGATGACGCATATCCTAAACAAAAAAAGTTAAATGATGTTCAAAAAGGATTTTTTTGGTTAGCTTTCAAAGACGAACAGATAGAAGATTGTTTAAAATCGCTATCGAACCATACAAAAGATTCTGAATGGAAACCACAAGTCTGTGATATTACAAAAAACATGGCAACTGAAACAGAACATGAGTCTTTGTTCAGAGATTATATATCAAGAAAGAATCTAAAAAGATTAAATAATAACAAACCATTTATGAATGTGATTAGAAGAATTGGAGAGAAAAGGATTAGGGGTATGTTGGAGACAGAGGTTGATATGATGACAGAGAAGTTTAAGGAGATGTACAAAGCTGAATTGAATAATCAAAGCTATGATTCTTTGCCACAAAACGTCAAACAAAAGCTAGTAGGCATGTGTAAGAAATGAGTGCAATTAGATTAGGAGATGAGAATCTAGAAAAAGCTGTTTTTCACATAGAAAAGTTAGGTAGCAAGTTAGCTGAAGCTGAAAGTGAGTACGAAAAGCACTCAATGGAAATGAAATTAGAGCGAGACCAAGCCTATATTAGCCTCTCAGATAAAAAAATGACTCAAAAAGAGAAGGAAGCATGGGCAAATACACAGCTAGAGGTAATAAATCACATACCAAAGCTAGTAGAATTGAAGAAAACAATCATAGATTTGAAGTACAAGCTGAAATCTGCTGAGTTATTCTGCGATTTATTCAGAACACAATCTGCTAATTTACGTAGAGAAAAGAAATTTTATCAAGAACTATAATTGAATCTACTTTCTAATTGTTAACATTCAATTATTTAAAACAATGGCTAAGAGACCTAATAAGGAAACACAAGAAAAATACAACAGAATGGTAGATTTTGGGTGCGTTGTTTGTCAAAAAGTATATGGGGTGTATACTGAACCATGTATACATCACTTTACAGGGGCTGGTATGGGGCTAAAATCGACAGAAAAATACATTCCCTTGTGTCACACTCATCACCAAGGAATCGAAGGAATACATCACATAGGGACTAGGAATTGGGAAAATAAATTTGGCTCACAACAAGAATTATTAGATTGGTACGAGAGTAAAAATGAAACTTGAAATTATTAAAAAACTGACACCTTCATCTCCTGAGATATCAGAGAAGAAAAGTAAAATACACAACGCCCTTAGTACAGAAGATGTGCTTTTGAAATTGGCGTATTGCAAACTAACCAATAAAGAAATGGATTTTATTTTGGGTAAATATTTAGATGATGATGAATCTCTCTCTCATTTTTATAAAGTATTTTTATATGAATTAAATAATAACAATACTTATAAATCGGAGGAAAAAGATTTGGTGTGTTCCGTTGTAAAAGCTTCTTTGATTGAGTTAACTGTAATCAAATGTCCTTTTTGTTCTGGAAGAGGTTTTTATAAATTAAAAAATAATATACAAAAATGTCATCATTGCGTAGATGGTGACTTTATATATACAGATAACATTAGAGCAAACTTGTTAAAAATGAATCAAAAACAATACAAAAAAATTGCACCAATGCACAAAAACATACGTGAAGAGATAGAAAGCATAGAAATAGACGCTCTAGAAAAAATAGGTGATACTAGTTAATGTTTTGTTTGTTCTGATTCGTCAATAACTTCTTCTGCCTGTTCTTTTATAACTTCTCTTAAATCAGGATTAGATATCAATAATGTTTTCAACTCTAACATTAGTTCTTCGTCTGACTTTTCTTTTACATCGTCAACATTTATATTTATGTTTTGACTGTGGAAGTTTCCAAGCTCAAGCAACAGTTTAGCTGTATTGAGCTTAACACTATCCTGTTCTGATTCTAATAAATTATTAAGTACAGATATTGCACGACTGCTAGTATTAGCAATCATCTCTTCGTTTTTCTTTCTTATATCTGTAGATAATTTTTTTCTTAAATAAGCTCCCATTTGTGCAGGTTTTGTATCTTTATTGTAACCAGCCTTTATTGCCGATTGTGTTGCATTACCTTGTGTTTCTCCTTCACAAAAATAATTTATAAACTTAGTTTCTTTTTCTGTATCTGCTCTTTTTGGCATAATTACCTCAATGGATTATCTGAACGTGCTTTAATCTCTTCTATCTTAGATTTAATTACAGCTATTTCAGCTTTGTTTATTGCTATATCTTGTTCTAGTGGTTTTATATTTGGTGCAGTTTGTGCCTCTAAAACATCTATTCTTTGTATTAACTGTCCTTGATATACAAAAAGTCCAGCTATAGTTATGACTAGACCTATGCCAGTCGCTATGGTTTTAATATCCACGAATCCTCCTTAAGTGTTCTTCTGCTCTAATCCTGTTGTCTATTTTATCCTGAAGATTCTCTTGATATCGTGTAACAGGGTCATCATAAACATTCTGATTTTCAGCATATAAATTTCTAGCATCAATATATTGTCTTGCTTCAAAGTAATCACCTCCATTTATATTCAATTGGTTGTTAAATATGTTTTGATTTGTATTAGAGTACTCGTTTATGTTTTGTTTAGATTGCATTGACTTTGCAACTATCATTGAAGTAGCTACTAATCTTTGGTCAACTCTTTTTATTGTTTCATTAACCTTTTTTCTTATAGCTTCTACTGTAATAGTTTGATTATTTCTTGGAGAAACTCTTTCATTCCTGCCTTCTTCCACCTCTTGATTTCTGCCTTCGACATCTTCTTCTGCTCTAGCATCAGTTTCATCTCCAACATCTCCATCTCGACTTGTTCTTGTTTCTCCTTCTCCGTTAATCTCATTTTCCTCAGTAACTCCTCCAGCTTCATTTACTTCCTGTGCAGAAGCAACAGTAGTTTCTCTTTCAGGAGGTTCAGGACTTGTTTCGTTTTCTTCAATAGCCTGTTCAGTAGGCTCTTGTTCAACTCCACCTCCTGTTGTTTGAGGTGTTCCTTCCTCATTTCCTGTGCCTTGAGATTCATGGTGTCCGACCAATTCTTCTCCTGCGTTTTCAAAACTTTCGGTTGTTTCGATGTTTGAGTTTTCTCTGACTTCAATAACTTCTTCTTCAATTTGGATTTCTGTTGCGATTTCTTCGATGGTCTCTTGATTACCATAACTTACCTCCATCGGTATTTCTTCAAATGTTTTTATAGCAGGTAAACTGCTTATTTCTATAATTTCTTCAGGTGGAGCTAGTCGAAATACATTTACAATACCTGTGTTTATTTCTTCTATCTCTACCTCTTTTATGTAAACCTCACTAAACATCTCTGTCGCTATCTGAGGTTCTTCAAAAGGTATGATTTCCTCTACAATAAATTCTTCATATATAAATAATTCTTCAGGCTCAATCGTAGTTAATACTTCTTCTATTTCTTCAAATGCTGTATTAAGTATTGCTGTTTGCATAGCAGTAAGAACAGTATCATCATAAGTCATTGTGACTGATATGTTATCTACATTAGGACCACCAAGATTAGCAGGAGCAGCAGCATCGGTACCACTAATATTAATATTTCCAATGTTACTACCAGTCCCTGTATACGAGACAGTATCGCTAAAATCTTTGCCATCAATTCCTGTAACATTAAATCTCTCCTGAATAACTGAAGTTAATACTTCGTTATTTTCATCTCTTATTTGTAGTCTAATACTAAAACTATCAGCATCACCACAGCTTGAACACCAAGAGCCTACACCACCCTCACCATTTTGTACTTCAACTGTAGAATTTAGAGTAATACCATTGTCGAGCATAGGTTGTGTTATAGAAGTTCCTATAAGGTTAAATGATTGCTCAATACTACCATTGTCTCCAAACTCTAAGTCATGTCCACCAGGACAACAATCTCCAATTCTTTGTGCATCACCTGATAATGTCCAACCTGTAGTGCCGTTATCGAATGTACCATTAGTAATTAAATTACCTGTTGTGTTTATGTCTGCAAAAGTTATAACAGGTATTAGTAAAATTAAATATCTCATCGTCTTTCAGGTGCTGGTATTTCTTGTTCATTACTTCCGTAAATTGTCATTTCTCCTAGAGTAATACTATGAGTTGCACAACTTACTAACAATAAACTACTTATTAACATTATTATCTTCATTAATCATTCCTGATGGTATAGGTTTGCCATTCCAATTGTTAACATTTGGTTTTTGAAAGCCACCTATTTCTGTCCACTTTGCTTTAGCTTCTTCTCCAATCAAACCCTCAATAGGACATGGAGTCCCTGCGTCCCACATTGATTGCCATACATTTTCGTCTTGACACATCAGAGATATTGCTGCTACTTTCATACCAAGTTTAGCTAGTACTGAAGTAGCTTTCCTACGTTCACACTCCTCATCTACCATATAGCTACCAAATGAGCCTGAGAAGCCTATTACAGTCACTCCTGCTGCAAGTGGTATAACGCAACTATCCTGTCCATAAACGCTCATTGCAGGTGCTGTAGAACTATTTACGGCTGTCTTTTGATTTGTACTATTATTTGTCTCGTTATTAGTAGTGCTGTTTGAACTACTGCCTGATTGATATGTAGTGCTAGATTCATATCCACCAGTAATAGCTGTATTACTTCCAGCATTATTAGACTGAGTGTTTGTAGTGCTTCCACTAGATGTTACATCAGAAAACGCATTCTCTATACTGAGCATTGCGATAAATATTGCGAGTAGAATTAAAGCCCCTTTTATGTGCGACATTTCCATTTTTTTAATGCCAACGCTTTACGTGTTGGTCTTCCTTTGCTGTCTTTCATTGGACCTTTGACTCCTGACATTCTTGCACAAAAACTTGCTCGTCTTTTAGCTGCCTTTGAACCTGGTTTGACTTTGCCTGTAACAGGTCTTTTTAAATTAGAGCCTGTAGTTCTTTTAAAGAACTTTCTACCTGCTTCGTTTAATCCACCTGTTTTAGATTGATATTTCTTAGCTACCATCTTATTTCCTTGTTAGTGAGCCACCAAAATATAGCCCTATAATTGAGAAAATTGTGTGCGATTGTAGGTTAGTTATGTAAATTGTATTACCTTCTTCAAAGTAAGATGTTTCGTATGTTTCGCCAAATATCCACCAACCACTACTAGCTTCAGTTACTATCTGATATGCAACATTAACATCAGTAAATATTGGTGCAACGATTGGTATTACTATAATTGAGAATACACACATCAATGCTATCCAACGCCTTGTGTGTTTTGTATGAGGGTCAGTAACTTGTCTTGCTTTGTCAGTTTGTTTAGCTGCAAACTCTGCTCTTTGCATCAACATCTTTTCTCTTTCTGCTTGTGCTTGTCCTTTCTGTGCAACAATAGACATAATGCCACCTAGCACAGTAGAAGCTAACATTGACAAAAGTTCCATTGGTATCATTATCTTGCCCTCAATATATCTTCATCAGGTCTATCAATTAAACCTGTAGCTTGTGCTGTTGCCTCTATTCCTGCTTGTCTAGGAATTTCGACACCTGCCCTAGCAAATGCTGTTGTTAGTTTTCTAAAAGCATCAGGATTTACTTTTGCTAATGTTTTTATTTTTGCATTGTTAAATGCTTGTGAACTTTTTGTTCCTGCATTTAATTCGTCCATAATTCTTGTTGCTGCAACATCACCAGCAGGTGTGCCACTTTTGCTTATTGCTGTTGATAAAAGCTGTTTAGAATAAGGTTGTGCTAGAAAATTAGTTACACTACGCATAATTCCTAAAGATACAGCAGTACCGAGAACGCCACCCATAGAATATCCTAGTATTCCTATAGAACCTATGCCAATGCTTCCTGACAAGATTGCATTTCTAACAACAAAGTTACTCATGTTTGGTTGTTTTATCATGTGTTCTTCCATTACTTTAGCTACTTTAGGCAATTCAGATATCATTTTATTAGCAGTTTCTTTACCATAAGCCACAGTAAGTCTAGACTTCATTAAACCACCACCTCTACCATCAATACCCATTGCTTTTCTAAAGTCAGGTACAGATGACGCAAAATCTCCTGTTCTATTTGCTTTTTCAAAAATTGTTTTATAAAAAACATCGTCCATTTCTTGTGTGACTAAAGCTTTATAAGAACTCAAGCCTGTTCCTGATTGTTCATCTAATATTTTTTTTAAATATTGTTGTGAAGAAATGCTAGGACTATCAAAATATTCTTTTACAACTGTTCCCAAAGTAACATTGCCTTGTGCTTTGCTAACCAAATTTGTGCCTTTTACTGCAAACTCAGGAGCTTCTGAAGCTAATACTTTATACATATTTTCAGAACCCATAACTCTTATTGCAGGTATATTTGCTTGTATATCTGCATCAAGTTGTTTTTGTAAATTTTTTGCTGTTGATAATTGATTAAAAACATCGTCACCTGCTCTACCAGCAGTTTTTAAACTTGCTTCGATTGCTGCTTGTGCATTACCTAATCTTGCTAGAGCAACTGCATCTCCAGGCAAACTTCTTTGTCCAGGAACTTTTAAGTTTCTTTGTAAGCTACCTTTAGCGTCTCTTACGTTTGAATATAATTGATTTAAATTCTTACCAGTTATTGTGCCATCTTTGTTAAATTTTACATTTCGTAAAACATATTCTTTTGAATTAGGTTTTATGTATCTTCTTTGCATATCTGCAATAGCGTTTGCAGATTCATTTAATTGTCTATTGCCTACAAAAATGCCATTGTTTGTTGTTTTCCCATTTTTTATTCCAAATATTTGTTCTAAAGATTTTCCTTGTGCAATCGTAGTTTCTGTACCATCTACAGTTCCTTTTAATCCTGTTGTTGTTGTAGAAATAGTAGGTAATTTATTTATGCTTTTATCAAAAGCTTGATAAGCTAATTTTTTTTCATCGACTATTTTGTTTATATTTTTTTCTACTGCATGTATAAAAGTTGTACCGAGTTGTGTATTGTTTAATTCATCAGGTACATTACTAGGATTTCTTATAATCTTTCCGTCTACTGCTTTAAAAGAGCCTGGACTTAAAAGAGGTGCTTTGCCTTCTGCGGCACTTCTTCCTATGTCTTTTTTAACTCCATCTACTAATCTAGTTACCAGTTCGTCTACTTGTTTTTTATAAAGTTTTTGTACTGGAGTCCCTAGAATAGGCATTACTCCTGCTGCTTGAAAATAACTTTTAATTATCTCAGGTGACATGGCAGCCATATATGGAGTTAAACCTTGTTCTTCCATTTCTTTTACAGTTTTTTCAACTAATCCGTTTAATTCTTTTGTTTTGTCTGTCGCCATTCTTTGCAGAAAACCTATTTTTTTAGGAATACCATCAGATATTTTTCTTAATTGTTCAGGCGTTTTGTTAGCTAAGTTTGCAGCACCTCTTGCACTCAATTTTGCTCCGTCACCAATAAGTTTACCTACTTGATTAAAAGCTCCTCCAACAATCATAGTTCCACCAAAATCAATAGCACCTGCCATACCTGCGTCAGATATTTTTTTACCCATTGGAGCTAAAGGCAAGTCAGGATTCAACAATTCAGCCATTTCTCTGACTATTGCTGTAGCACCAGCACCACCAAGACCAGCTCCTACTGATGCAGATGTTAACGGATTCTGTCTTCCTGCTATACCAGCTACTCCACCTGCAATAGCACCTAATGTAGCACCTGTAATTCTAAATAAAGGTTCTACAGCAGCAGGTAAATCTGTTGGATAATCGTTTTCCGTTAGAAGACCTAGTTGTATACCTTTGTTTCTAACATTTGCATAGTATTTTTTTTCATCTATCCTACCTGCTTGTAACAAAGTAGACCCTGCTCTTTTATAGTTATTAAATTCTGCCTGTATTTGGTCTTCTCTTCTTTGTCTTTCTAATAAATCCATATTTTATTGCTCAAAATAATTATTTAAATCATTTAAATCTTGTTCTGTAAACTCACCACCAAACATACCTTCGCTTTCATAAAATTCTTTTCTACCAGTTCCTGCTTTTTCAAAAGCACCTGTAACAACGCTAAGTCTGTCTACCATATAGTTGAGGTCTCCAAGTTTATTTTCAAACTCAATTCTTTTAGCTTTAGTTTTTGCATTGTTTCTTAAACCTTCCATTTGTCTAATTTGGTCTCTAAATATATTTTTTGCTTGTACATATTTAGAATAAGCTAAATCATCTCCTTCAGAAGCTCCAACAGGTATTGTTTTTTGTATTTGTTCTAACAAGAATTTAGAAGGTCTACCTGAGTATAAACTTGCTCCAATAGCAAGAATGTCTCTATTCAAGCCTTCTCTTGCTGCTAAAGCTAAGTTCGATTCGAATGGTCCTACAATTTTATCGACACCTAAATAAGAACCTACTCTCGCAGCTCCCATTTGTAATTGGTCAAAAGCACCGAAGGCTTCAGGAATAAGAGCATCGTTTTTTTGTGTTTGTGCATCGTAATCTCTTCTTGAAGAAACTATAGGTGTTTGTTCTGCATTTGTTTTATCAAAAAATGTTGCACTTGCAACCCTTGCTCTGCTAATAGCATCAAATGTTTTGCTATCATCTGTAGGTGCATCTAAGGCTCTTGATATTGCTTGTCCTGATGTTTCAAAAGGGTTCTTTTTTGTACCTGTATAACTAGCTTCTGAAGCTACTTTAAACAAGTCTTGTATACCTTTTGCTTCTTTGTATTTATTTAAAGACTCTTGCGTCAACTGACCTGTAGCTAAACCATCTAATAAATGTAATTTAGGATTAAAATATCCTGCGACATCAGATACATTTATACTGCTAGGTACTGTAGGTTCTATTTTTTGCTGGTTGTCTTCGTCAAAAAAACTACCTAACCTGCTTCCTACTAACGCTATATCATCAAACATACTCATAATTTATACCTCTAAAAAAATCCAATTCTTGTTCCATAAAACTCTTTATCAAATAATCCAGGTCTTCTAGTACCATAGAATTGTTGCATAGGTGGTCTTGCAAGAAAACCTGTGTTAAAACCTGGTTGTTGTCCCATAAAAGTATTGTTGTTTTGTGCTAAAGAACTTAAATAATTAGCTAGACCAAATATCTGTGCTTGATTAGATACGTTACCAGCTATGCTTGGTTGGTCTTTTATTAAAGTTTCTCCACCTTGTCCTCTAACTAATGTAGTTATATCAGGTGTTACAGTAGTGCTTGTAATAGGTCCTTGTGTACCAATAACTTTGCCTTCTGCATTAAGAATATCTTCACCTACGTTTACAGGTTGTGGGTTTCTATTAGCAACACTTTGTATACCTGATGTAGGGTCTTGTATCATTACATTAGACGCATTATTTGTAGTCATGCCTGAAGACAAATCGCTTTCTGTAAATTCTTGATAACCAGCATCTCCAACATCAGGAGTTTTATATGTTCCTGTTTCATTGTCATATATTTTTCTTACATACACTCCAGGAGTGCCGATACCTAATGTTCTTTCAAGGAAGTTTCTATCATCACCTTTAACGAGTTCAAATTGATTAGGTCCTGTTTTATCGCCAAATCTAGGTTCAGGTATGTCTTGGTTTGTTAAACCTGCTCCAGAAAGAATTTGTTTTCTTGCGTCTTCTACTGAAAAAGAAGGTGCGTCAGGAGTTGTTGCTTGTTTTTCTACATCTTTCATTGCATTAAAAGCTATTTCAAATTTACCAGCATTTTCAGGTCTACTGTCTATTTCTAGTCGATACAATGCTGCTTCATTAGCAAACTGAGGTTTGTTTCTAGGGTCAGACTCGTTACCTGTTAATGAAGAGGTTGCTCTATCAAATGCACTAGAATTTGCATTAAAAATGTTAAGTTGTTTTTTAAATTCATTATAAGACTTTTCTGTCATAGGTAAATCTATTTGCCCACTCCTTACTTGGTCTCTGTAAGAACTACCACCACCTGCTGTCGACATTAATCTAGTCGATGTGCTTCCATCAGGATTTTGCACAGTAACTAGTTGAGAATCAGGCGATACATTTCCTTGTTGTACAACTTGGTCAGGATTTGCTGCGTCCATACCTGCATATCCTAATAAACCTAAACTACCAACAGTCAAACCAGTAGGGCTTGATAAAAATCCCATGCCTTGTCTACCTGCGTCTCTAGCTGATGCAAAAAACCCTTGTCCATTAGCACTAGGAAATCCAAAACTTTTTCTAACACTATCAGGCGTAGTCCTGTTTTGCGTTGTCTGTTGCGTTCCAATAAGATTTCTTTTTTGCCCTGTCCCTCCTATACTTGTTATAGGATTACCTTTTAAAACATCTGCTTGTGGTTTATCAACTCTTACGCTAACAGTATTTTTGTTACTAACAACATTTTTTCCACCTAGTTTCTGAGTAACATCTCCTTTTTTTGTTACCTTTTGATAAGTTTCGTTTATTTTACGTGCAGTAGCTTTATCTACTTTAAGTTCTTTCATTATTCCTGCTATTCTATTTCTGCCATATTTCGACATAATAGACCTTAGCCCTGCGTAACTTAATTGAACTAATGTTGGTACAAATGCAACCATAATTTATCTCCTAATCAAATAATCCTAATGCTGACCCTATACCAACTGCGAGTCCTATAGGTCCTGCAGCTCCTGCTATTGCTGGACCAAAAACAGGGGCTGCTGCTGCACCTGCACCTGTAGTTAATCCTGCTAATTGATATGCACCTAAACCTGCAGCTGCTCCACCTAATGCTCTTTGTCCAAAAGAAGGCGATTGTCCAGGCATAGAGGCTGTCATAGTTTTACCTAATGCGTCACCACCTACAATACCTTGATAGGCTGCTAGGTTAGAATATGGTCTTGCCTGTTCAGCTTCAAATCTTGCTCTCGCATCATCTATCGCTAATTGGTCTCTAGCTTGTTGTACGCCACCTAATGCCATCAACGATGTAGCAGGGGCAGACATGCTAGATAATGTGCTTGGAGCTAAACCAATAGCTTTTGCTTGGTTGGATAGTGCATTGTTATATGCGTCACTATACATAGTAGATGTAATATCACCTGCTCGTTGTAAATAGTCTCCTATAACTCCTTGTTCTAAAATTGCTTGTCTATCACCACCCAACTGTCCTGCTGAGTTTGCATCTCTTCTTGCTTGTTGTAACAGACCTTGTGCTTGTGAGTATAGAGGTCTAATAGCTGCTTCTGTTGCATCTGCAAGATAAGGATTACTAGCTAAGTTTGCTGGACCAGCCAATGCAAAGTTTTGTGCGTTAGTTAAATTTTGTGCAGTCATTGCTTGTGGTCCTAATGCGTTCATCATTGCTAGGTTTTCACCTAGTAATTGCGTGTCTGTAGGATTAGCATATGTTTGTCCTTGAAATACTTGTGGACCACCTTGATTGTACAAATTTCTAGCGTCAGAATATAAGCCACTTAAATAAGGTGCTGCTATCGTAGATGGTTCTATTCTTGTGACTTGTGTGCCACCACCACCACCACTTCCTTTACTCATAATTTACCTCTAATGTAATGTTGTTAATTCTTTACCTAATATTGTGTAAGCATGTTCATATCCATACTTTTCAAGTTTTTTTATAAAACCTTTGCGACATGCAGTTTCCATAGCAACACAACCATTTTCGATTGCCCACCCTTCTAGAACATCTAGTACTTCGTCAACCCAATTATCGAGTCCACGCCCTCCAAGCGTTACTATTCTACATGTTCTTTTTCTAGGATAGTTTATTACTTCTGTTGTTACGACAGATTTTATGTCATCGTTTTCGTCAAAAACTACCCATAACTGCATTTCTGCATTAATTAATCTTTCATATATATCGTCTATATTCATTTCTTCTTTGCTTTTGTTGTTTCCCATTTCAACGTATTGTTTGCAAAGATTCCAAATATCAGGAATTTTTTTAGACTTTATACCACTAACGTATATCATAACTTAGTATAGTTACCTGCTGCGTTTACAAAGTATATGCCCTCACCTGCACTACCAGGATTAAAGTTAGAGCCATCAGCATAAACGATATCTCCTTGTTTTTTTCTAATAGGCGTTGCGTTTGTTACTTCTATAAATGTTGTTGGATTTTCTTCTAATGCACCTTGTAGCTTAGTAAGTTCCTCGAAGATATATCTAGGTAAATCTTCAGGATTACTAGGTACAGGGTTAGGTGAATATCTAGGTGCTTCTGCCATTATCTTTCTCCTAAAACTTCATACTCTAAGTCATAGCCATTTAATTCAAACTCACTATTAGAAGTATGTTGAAACCTTATTGCTATAAATTTGCCAGTTACTCTACAGTCTACTTTATTTTGTGAGTTAGGGTCAAATGATTGTGGACTACCAAAAGTGTATGTTCCATTAGGCGACATAGAACTTCCTACTAAAATATTTACTGAACCTGTGCCTTTAACTCTAGGTGTAATTTTTCTAACTTGTTTTACTGTATTGTTGTTTCCGTCTAATGTTAAGCCTTTACGTTCTACTGTAGATATAAAATTTTCTCCTGAAAACTGTTGTCCAAAATCACCACGATACAATTTAGTATCTGCTACACCTGCCATAAGAATGCTTCTTTCTGTAGGATTAAAACTCCTATCTCCCCATGTTCCTGAATAACTTGTCCATGTTGCACTCTGTCCTGACCATACAACAGTAGTTGCACCTGTATCTACCACTCCAGGACCAATATGATAAATGTTAGGCAAGTCTCTAAAAGTAAAACTCCCATCAACATAATTGTAAATTAACGCTTTATTACAAAATTCAGAACCTATACTAGGATAAGATATCCACATTTCTGATTGTTGTACGTTATGTGTAACAAAAGTCAATTGGTAATAAGCATCGCTTATGTCATCGAATAAATGTTTTTTTATAGAATTTGTTGCAACTGATTGTTTAGATACGCCATTGTGTACAATTACATCACCTTGAGTTACTACAAAATGTTTTCCATCAAATTCTTCTATACAATTTCTAGTTAAAACTCCTGTATCATTAAAAAGTTTTTTAAAACTAAAAACTAAATTACCACCTATATAATTTGCAATCCAAGTAGAATTACCTTTATAAATTATGAATGATTCTTTTAATGCAAGACCATCTATAATCTCATCTGCTTCATCGCCTAATGTTACAGCACCAGCGTCATTCGTAGCACCAGCAGTCCAAGTAGAAGGGTAACTAAAATCTTCAGCAGTATCTCCCCATCTAACTTTATTAGGTAAGTTTGTGCCACCTTCCGTTAAATTTAATGCCATCAAATAGTTGCCATATGCTTTTATTGTTTTGCACGTACCATTAGATATCCAGTTAGGTAAATCTGCAAATGCACTAGCTCCTGTTGTAGACAATGCTTGTGGGTCATCTACTCCATTACATAAAATAGGTAGACCATTATAAATAGTTCCTGTCCAATTTCCTATTGCTGTTAGATTAGTTGAGTAATCTCCACCTGATGCTCTTGTAAAATCTGTATGTGTTGAGCTTCCACTCAATCTATAAATTTTTGCTGTACCAGCATAAAACCAGTAAGAGTTAGTTCCATAAGACCAATTAATAACAAAATAAGGGGCAACTGTAGGTGTTCCAAAAACAATATCATGTCCTTTTATTTTTTTAGCTGCACTATCTGCAAATCTAATATTAGATGCTTCTGAATAAAACTCAAAAGGAATTATTGTATTATTCGTGTCTTTTATCATGCCCTTTGGGGCAGGTGCTACAAATGTTGCCATTACGCAGTTCTTCTCCACATATATGCAACTATGTATGGGTTTAAAATACTGTGGGCTTGTCCACCACCAGTTGCGTCTGTTAGCATATTATCTGCAATATTAACTCCATTACCACCTGTTATATCAACATCATTCGAGTTTGGAGCAGGTTTCCAACCTTTCGGTCTGTTGTGAGTATGTGATGGTATTTCGTCAATAGTCAATGTATGTGTTTTTGCACCACCTGTTTCTTGTAATGCGTCAAAATCACTATCTGATGCGTTATAACCAACCATCATTCTGCCTGAACCAAATGCTGCCCATGTTCCAAATCCTAATAAGGTTGCAGGGTTAGTTGTTACTGCTGCATTTATATAAATACTTCCTACAGGATATATGTCTGACATTGTTACAAGCCCACTACCTGCTGATAATGCACCTGTAATTGTTAGATTCCTTATGCCAGTTATATCTTTGTTTGCGTCTGCAGTTACGGCTTTTGACGCTTGTGTTGTTCCAAGTGTTGTTATGTCTACATAATTAAGTTCTGTAGTGTTTGCTGTTACGCCATCAAGTAAATTTAATTCTGCCTGTGTACTTGTTACAGCACCTGATAAATTTGGGAATGTTGCTTTTACTGTCGATTTAATAAGTCTTAAATGGTCATCACCCTCAGATACGGCATCACCTGCTGTAGGGTTTGAGCTGTTAAGACTGTCTATATATGTTCCTGTTTCTAATCCCATTCGTTATCCCTCTAATGTTGTCATTTTAGTTTTTAATGCTGATTCTGTACTCATAGCATCGACATCGTTTGTGATATCTCTCAATCTTTGTTTTTCTGTAACTATAGCTGTTGTATCAGCAGATGTTTCTAATGCTCTTTGATATAGAATGTCTTGTTCTTCTAGCAAAGGTTTTCTATCTGCTCTTAGTTTTTCTTTTACTATTGCTTTTGCTTTTGTTATGTCAGTTACTATTGCCATTTCCATGCATCCCTAAAAGTTCTATCTGTTGGTATTTCTGATTTATCTACAATGTGATAAGTCAATCCTGTTGGCACATCTTTTTGTGCTAATTGTTCTATGGTCATTTCGCCCATATCTGCAGGTATAATAATACCTATTGTTCCATCTTCATTTATATATACTATTCTTTTATCCATATTTACCTCAAATAAGCCACATGAACGTAATTTGAATCTTTTTGTGAGTTGTTGCTAGAATCTCTTAAATTAATATATAAAGCAGATGTGCTGTTTTGCACACCAGTAGCATTGGTTTTTTCACCTGAACTTGCTGTAGAACTATTTGATGAGGTTACTAAAACAGCCCCATCATCATCAGGTGCTGCTACAGAAAGATTGACTGTAAACTTTCCAGTTCCTCTATCACTTATGCTACTTACATTACCACTCGCTCTAATCCCCATGTTCGTGCCGTCAAAGTTTACCCATGCTCTAACACCATAAGCAATCTGAACCGAACCTATACCAGAATTAAAATAAAAATTTCCATTTTCGTCAAATCTTCCTCTTTCAGTTCCACCAGTATTGAAAGTCATTCTGTCATCAGTTGCTCTACCGATAACTACATCATCAGTTGCACCTATACAAAAATTTTGTCCTGCAGGTAATACTAAGTTTTTATCAACATTTACTGTGCTACCATCAGAAGACGTTGTTATAATTGCTTCACCTGAGCTAGAACCTTTTAATTTAATACTACTCATTAGTCTGCTTCCTCTATTGTGTTACCTGATTTTATCCATTCTTGTATAGCTTGGTAATGTGTGTTTGCTGTGTCTAGTGGAACTGCCCATTTTTTGCCATTTATTTCAGCATTTATTCCTGCATTTTGGTTATCGTGTTTAAAGTATTTTGCTGATGTTACTACCATAATATCTCCTATAATTCTGCTTCATATTGCATAGCACCTGCACTACTTGCTCTTAACTTTCCAGGTAGTCCTCCTGTTGTAGAACCTGATGAAAATGTAAAATCTGTTCTGCACTCTTGAGTACCACTCATAGCAAGACCACTACCTGATGAAGCTGCACAGTTTGTAGTTGTATCTGAGCCATGATAAATTTGAAACGAAGTAATAGTTGTTGCAACAGATGGTGTTGCTCTCATATTTGGCACTAACCCCATACAATCCACATTACCTATTATTCTTGTTGTGCTTCTAAATATGCCATCACCTAATCTTGTACCATCTGCAACTGCATGACTAATAAAATACCTCTGACATCTAGCTAGACTTGTACCTACATCTTCAAACTGAAAGTCAGGTATGCTGTTAGAATCAAACTCACCAATTTCTAGTTGAACTCCTGTAATATATAATTCGTTATCTGTGCTACTTGCAAGATTAACTGTATTGTATGCTCTTTTTGTGTGTGTGATTGCACCCCAAGATGTTTGTAAACTACCACCTGAAGTAAAGTTAGTGCCACCACCTGCCCATAGTGCAATTTGTAAACGATTAGAATTATCTGCTGTCAATGTGCCTGTTGTATCAGCAGGAAAACTTGATACTTTTTTCTCCCAAGTGTTTGCTGAATTAATAGTAACAGCTTTTGTAATTTGCCTATCGTTTTCTCTATCCCAAATTTCTAAATTAAAATTACCTGTCAAATTAGATTTAATCCAAAAAGCAATAGTTATGCCTTTAGCACTTGATGTACCTTTTCTTAATAATTGTAAATCTTGCCCCTCAAAATGTTGTTCCAATGGTAAAAGATATGAACCTGCACCTAAACTTCCATTAGCTGTTGTGCAATCCCATTTAAGCGATTTTGTAAAACCTTGTCCTGTTGGAACATCTGTTGATTGTGTTTGTGTAAATGTTCCTGCACTTAACATAGACATATAAAATCTATCAACAGTAGGATAGCCACCACCTGTAATGCTAGTAGCACTCGTACCTCTTTGTGCTAATAACATATCCCCATTATAAATAATAGGTGTAGCATTAGGTCTACTTAATACTACTGTGTTATCTGATACTGTACCATGTAATGTTAATGCCATCTAACTCTCCAATGCTGTAATTCTAGCTTCTAATTCTTGTATTGTTTTGACTAGTAAAGGTACAAGTTTGCTTTGGTCTATTGATTGATAAACATCTTCTGTTGATGTTTTTGTCCAAGTTTGTCCATCTTCTTTTGAAGATTCTACAACATTTTCTCGTATTACATTACCATCTGCATCTTTAACTGTGCCTAAATCTCTTGTAGCATCTTTTGTTCCTGATACTGCTACTGGCACAACATCTGATACTTCATGTGCTAAGAATCCTTCGATTGTTTCTGATTCATCTTTAAAATTAAATTTGCAAGGTTTTAGCTTTTTAACTTCTGTTGTTGCATCAAATGTATAAGTAACATTTTCTTTTAGTCTATAATCTGATGAGGTGTTAAAGTTTGTTGCAGTTGATGTCCAACGTATGCTTCCTACCTCAGTACCAGTTGTCCTTTGAAAATTAATACCAAAACCACCATCTGATGTTCCATTTCTAAATGTAGCACAATGCTCATTTCCATTTCTGCTTTTTAGTTGTAAACAACCACCATTACCTGTAAGTTCACTTGTAATCCCACCAAACAAAAATTGCCTAAAACTATCTATTCTGTGTGCTTCTGTGTTATTGGTTTTGAATACCATATCAGCTCCACCCTGCTTGTTGATAGTAAGATTATTTGAACCTGATGAATCTATAAAATGTCCACTTGATGTATTAGTCATGTCAAATGTTGTGCTACCAGTCGTTTCTTCTGTTCTTACTCTTGAATCACCTGCTTTTACATGAAGCATATGTGCAGGACTTGTAGTTCCTATACCTACTTTGCCATCACTTGCCATGTGTACTTTAGTTGAAGCATCAATCTGTAGGTCTATTTCCCCACTTGTATCTGATACTATCTTTAATCCATCGCTTGTGTCTGCGTTAAGTTTACAAGTCATAGTATTACTAACCTCTCTCCTGATGGGATTGTTACTGTAACCCCTGTATTAATCGTTAATGGTCCAACACATAGTGCAGATTTGTTGCTTGATAATGTATAGTTTGTTGTAACAACTCTTGCGTTTTCCATAAATACTTCATCTGAGCCACCACCAGTAGCACCACCTCCACCACCGATTGAACCCCAAGCACTACCATCGTAGCCCTCGAATTCTGTCGTTGTAGAGTTAAATCTAAAATCACCATTTGCAGGTGAGCTATTTCTTTGGGCTGTTGTGCCTACAGGTACTTTGATAGAACCTGTACTTGTTATATCTACACCATCTGTTGTTGTTTCTACTTTTTTGACATTATCGTAAAAAAGTTCTACTGAACCATTTGCAGTTGCAGATATAGAATTTTCAGTATTATTAGTTTTAATATAAACATTTGATGATTCAATGTTCATATCACCAGTATTGTTATCTAAAAAACTATGACTGCCATTGTGGTAAATTTGTAAGTCTGAACCTGCACCAAAGACAGCTTTATCGTTATCACCAAAGTTTATATCTGCTGATGTAGTTAAGCCTGTAAGAGTTCCAACACTTGTAATATTCGGTTGTGCTGCTGTCAATAAAGTTCCTGTTACATTTCCTGTAATATTTCCCTCAAAGGTTGCAACTAATGTGCCTGTAGCATAACCTGTACCACTTGTGTTTACTGTTGTGGTTGGTTCTGCTTGTAAATCTTTAAATAATTTGTATTTGCCTGAATCACTAGCGTCTCTAAATAATCCTGAATATAAGTCTTGTGAACCTGATGTATCGTATAGACCATAAAAACCTATATCAAGACTATCAGCAGCACTATTGTTTTTTGCTAATTTAATTAATGGGTCTTCAACTTCAAGGTTTGTTGTATCAACACTTGTTGTTGTGCCATTTACTGTCAAGTTACCTGCAATCGTTACATTGTCAGGCAATCCAATAGTTACAGTTGCTCCCTCGCTTCCTGAACCCGATACTTCAATCTCATTGGTTGTGCCACTTACTCCTGCTACATAGTTACCAGTTGTGTCTGTGCTAAGTGCTACGCTGTTTGCTGCTATAGTTGTAGATAAACTTATATTACCGGTTCCGTCAAACGATACACCTGAAGCTGTAACATCTCCTGTGAGAGAAATTTCTCTGCCAGTAGCTAAAGCTGTTGCAGTTGCTGCATTTCCTGTTGTGCTTCCTGATGAGCCACTTGTATTTCCTGTAACATTTCCTGTCAAGTTTCCAACAAAGCTAGTAGCTGTTAAAGCACCTGTATTAGAATCGAAAGCAAGATTACTTCCTGATTTAGGAGCTAGGTCGCCTGTAGCTGCTGTAACAAACAACGGAAAGCATGTAGTATCTGTTGATTCATCTGCTACTGTGATTGTGGTAGGTACATAAGTTGATGACGCTTTGCCATCTAATTGTGTTTGTATTGCAGAAGATACGCCATCTAAATAGCCAATCTCTGTTGATGTAACTGCTGATACTGACACATCACCACTACCATCTGAGACCAATGCTCTTGATGCAGTCAAATCTGCCATCTTAGAAAACGCTATTGCTGCACTAGAATTAACATCTGCGTTTACGATAACGCCACTTCCAATAGCAGCAGTACCTGTCGTGCCTATAGAAATATCTCCTGATATAACTACAGGGTTAAAATTCGTTCCATCAGCTATTAGGGCAGCACCACTTGTGTTTGTTCCCATAGTCAGGTCATCACCTGTTATAGTTAGGTCTCCACCAATAGTTGCATTATTTGTAACTGTTAAACCGTCTGCTGTTAAGTTTGCAACAGATAAGCTAGGCATGTTTGCTGCTATATTTGCGAGTGTTACAGAAAGTGTAGCTCCATCTTGTACTATAGGAAATAATGCACTACTCGATGGAGTAGTGGTTGTGGTCAGTTCTGATATTTTTTTAGTTGCCATCTATTGTATCGTCCAAGTTGTTGTAGCAGGTGGAGAAACATCTTGCCAGTCATCAGCATTTATACCACTTGCATCATCTAATCTAATTAATTCACCATTTTCTGTTGCTAAAACAAAAAGGTTATCCTCTGTTTCTATGTATCCTGCTGCTGTTTCAGCTACTACTGTCCATGTAGTCATTAATATAATCCGTAATCAATTCTTGTTACAGGTGTTGTTCCTGAATGTCTGTCTCTTTCATTTGAAGTTATTATGTCTTGTTTTGCTCTGTCATAATATCCTGACCAAACCTGTATTCTTTTATCATTTTGCAAATAAGGTTCTGCTTCTACTAATGCTCCATATAGATAAACATCAGGGTGATGTGTGAGCATGTCATTGGTTGTATTTAAATCCGATAAAGCTGCAAAATGCTTGTAATACGATACTTCTATTTGATACACGCCATCAGGAGTAGGTCTTATTTCTATATTGTTGCCTTTGATTGTGTATGCTTTAGGTTTACCTTTTGAGCTTCCTGCGTTTAATCTGTCCATTATTTCAGGTGTTAAAAAGTCTAGAGGCGTTTTAGGGTCTGTATTAAGTTTTATGTTACGCATAGCAACATAATCATCAGGTAACGTATAAAACTCAGAGCCATCTATTGTGTTGGTTGTAACCCTAGTTTCCATTCTTCTTATCTTAAAATCTCTTTTGTGCCTCGTTTCTGCAAGTGCAATAAAATCAGGAATGATATCTGTAAGGTCAGACCTATCTAACCAACTAGCTATTGATGTTTTTAATTCTGAATAATTTGATATTGCCATTATATTATCCTAGATGTTGTCTTTAAGTACCTGTAATCAGGACTGTTTAATAATTTTCTTACTGCGTCTTTGTGATTTTTATCATATAAATCTACGCCAAATTTTTCTTTCCACTCATAATAAATTGTAACAGGAATCCTAGCAGATAAACGAAATTCATCTCTTATACTATGGTCTTCCTGTTGCAATCTTTTATTATTATCTAGCAATTTAGTTAGGTCAGGCGACCTGTGATTAATCGCCCATTCACCTGAATGTTCTGAAAATAAAAATGTTTGACCATCTCCAAGTTTTCTTTTCATTCACTAAGTTCCTCTATAAAAACATTAGCTGTACCACTTGCAATAATAGCTGCAAGTTTCTCAGCGTTGTCTACTTTAAATGTTTTAGGTTCATTTGCTACCAATCTTATACCTGTAGCTACTGCTGCTGTGGGAGTTTTGCCAAAAGCAATAAATACTCCTGTAGTATCAGCAGTACATCTAACATATACTACGCCATCTGTAAAAGCATCGCTTCTTTGTGTACCTGTTTGATTTACAGTTCTTGTTTGGTTTTTTATAACCCTTTGTCCAAAACTCCAACTACTCATGCTTATCTCCTAATTACAAATGTTACTACTAGTTTGACTGCATTTGATGATGCACCATCTGTAATCATTTCGATAGTTCCGTTTTCTTCAACTCTGTTAGCTGCTGTAGGTTCTGCTGAATCTACATCACCTGCTGCTGAACCTGATTGAGTTACTGTTATGCCACCACCAGTAATAGCAGTACCACCAATTTCAAAGCTGATTCCACCATTAGCAGTTCCAATAGCTCCTTGTAATGCAGTAATAATCTTGATGATACGACCACCATCAGGTACTGCTACAAATGTGCTAGATGCAGTAGAAATATCTTCTATCTCTGCTGTTAAAAAATAATCGTTTAATGTTCTCATTAAAGTCTCCGTGTCTAATAACCCTCGTTCCGAAGTGATACCTCTTCAAGGTCATTATTAATCGTATCATAAATGGAGGAGGGAGGAATGAACAAACCCTCCTCCTTTTTCACCTACTTGAGGAGTACATGAAAAATTATGAAGTAGTTAAATCAGCGATTTTACCACTAGCTGCTTCGTTTTTAGAAACAAGTGTATACTCTACGAGTAATTGTTTCTTGTCAGCATCACCAGTTTTTGCTAAGTCTTGTACTTGGAAAGGTCTTAAGAAAGCTGTAGCCCAAAACTCTGTGTCTACAACTAATGCAGTTCTACCTGAACTTCTCAAGATTCTATCAGATACTACTTTTACTTCACCAAAGTCTGAAACATAAACATCAATAGTAGCTACTAAGCTTCTATCTTCTGCCATGTCCATACGAGTTGAGTTACCAGTAAATCCTGATACTTTTTGTTTGTTGAATGAACCAACTAACAATAAGTCAGGGTTTCCACCTTCGTCATAACATTTTTTCAAATTAGACTTCAAAAGTGTCTCGGTAAGAACCCTTTGTGTTCCGTCTGTAACAGCACCTGAACCACTTGTAGAACCACCTGAACCATGAAGTTCATTAGTAGTTATCCAAGATTCATATGCTCTTGAAGCACGACCTGTTCCTGAAGAACCTGCTGCTGCTTCTTGTTTACCTGTCATGTCTAGTTCCATATCACGTTTCAGTTCTTTACCTGCTTTTGCGATTTGATAAGCCATTTCAGATGTTACACCTGCTTTGCTAACAACTTCTTGAGTACCAGTAACTACTACAGGTTTTGTTGAAATCTGCGTATGGTTAAGTAGTCTTGTTGTTGCTACCAATGCTCTGTTAGGAGAGTCATCTCCCTCTATTACTAAGTTAGCTGCTGCTGCTGCTAAACTATCTGTTTGCCATTCGTGTTTTGTTCCGTTAGCTGAACCAGTACCGATACTTGACATGAATGGTGTTTCTGTTGGAGAAATGTTGTAAATAACATTCGCCAAGTCTTCTCTCTTATCGTTACTATCGAAAGTCTCGTAAGAGTTTGTATATATTGCCATTTGATTACCTATGTAAAAAAGTTATGTATAAATTAAGAATTGAACATACTTTCAATAACACTTGCTGCGTCTTTGTAATGTCCACTTTTTCTTAATTTTGCTCTTTGTGCCTTAACTTTATCACTTGCGACATCAACTTTTGATGTTCCAGAACCAGGTTTTGTAACTTTAGGTACAACTTTCTGTTTCTTAGAACTTATTTTAGAACTTAAAAGTTTATCATATAGCATCGCTTTGTATAACATTTCTATGCTCCTAGCGTCTATTAATGTATCGAGTTCGTTTGTAGTAAACCCTTTCTGTTGTGCATATTGTTTAACATTTTGTTTAACTTCAGCTCCTTTTTCAGGGTCTGCCCATTGAGGAACTCTAACAATTAAATCACTATAATTAACTTTTTTTAGTTCTTCAAATTGTTTCAATTGTTGTTCTTGAAATTTGACTTGTTCCTTCTGCTGTTCTTCTTGACTTGCACGTATATTTTCTTGCAAATCTCTAAAAGCATCACGTTTAGCCATATATTCCATTGGGTCTTCTTCCTTGAGTTTCGTCCAATCAATATTGTTGTAAGACTCTAATTGACTCTTACCTTGATTTTTGAATTGTTCAAGTTGTGATAAGTAACGCTGTCTTTCTTGCTGAGTCGCAGCTAGTTCTTCATCAGCTTTTCTGCGTTGTTCTGCTAATACTTGACTGTTTCTTGTGTAATCAGCTTGTCTACGATAACCTGCCTGAAGCTCATCAAGGGTTACTTCTACCTGTTCACCATCAACTTTGATAGTGTATGTGTCAGTTTTCTCTATTTCTTCTTCTTGAGTATCGTCTACTATGTCTTCAGCAGTTAATCCATCAGGATTATCTGCTTCTTCCTGGACTGATTCGGACTCCGTGTCCTGTGCAGAAACTTCTTCCGTTGTTTCTGTTTGCTCTTGGTCTTCTGTAGCTGTCTCCTCTTCAGGATTGCTCATAATACCTCGAAGTGCCTCTTCTGCTCCTCTTACAGAGCCATCAAAAGGCACACCACGATGAGTGGATTCTTTTGTAGGGATATCATTTTTTGCCATGATTAATTACTCCCCTTTCTTTCTTCTTCGAGAATTTTACCATTCTCCATTGTGTTCACTAATACGTTTTGTGCTGTAAGTATACCTCTTAACTGATGATATAGAGACTCTCTTACATCTGTCTCACCTATATCTGTCCTAATCCATTTTTGGAAAGTATCGTTCTGTATAACTTCATACGATTTAATTAATAAAGGGTTTTCCAGCAATGTTTTTGCATCTTGCCCTTCTCTTATTTGTGCGTCTTTATCTGCCATGTCTTCTCCTGATTTCTATCCGTTTTCACGGTTGTAGTGTTTCGCTAGAATTTAGCTTTTAATAAAGATTCCTCAGTCCAATACTCAGGTATCTTCTTGCTGCCTCTAAGATATCCACGTATTTCGTTAGGCTTGTGACCTGTACGTGCAAATAACTCTTCGACAGAAAGTCGGTGTTTCAAACATAATGTTTGTAATTCTTTGTTAGTCATATCGGTTTAGGAGTTTCTAAAGTTGGATTTTTTTGTTTAAATTCTTTTGCTAAGTCTCTATGGGCTAATATTATTGACTCTAAGTTAGTATGCCCTTTTGAATCGTAGTAATCTAATCTTTTAGAAAAGAACTCTGACCTATGCTTTCCTTCTTCTTTTTTTGAAAGTTGAGACATTTGTCGGTTTACCTCCAACTCCTTGTGCTTTTGCTCTTTTACGTGATACAGCTGATGCTTTTTGTGCTGCTGTCATTCTTTTAGCTTTTGCTAAAGGTACACATTTAGGATAAGCACGACCTGAACCTTTCGACCTTCCACATGGTTGATATTTTCCGTTCTTTTTAGGAGAACCTATATCTACCCATTTTTCTTTTACCCATTCTCTAAGCCCTTTTTTTGCCACGTTTTACACCTTTTGCTTTTTTTGCTTTGGGTTTAATTCTGCCTGAACAAACACCTGATGCGTACATGTTTGCATAAGCACTTGGGTAAACTTTAAATTTTCTTTTTGCAGCAGCTTTGCCTTTTGCACACAATTTAGCCATTATGTTTTTCTCTTTTTATTTTTTATTACTTTTCTTCCTAATAAAATATCTGCTCTAGTTATTTTTCCGTCTTTGTTCAAATCAGGAAACTTTTTTTTCTTTTTAGTTTTGTGTAATTTTTTCATGCTTTAGCTACCTTTTTTGCTCTCGCTGACAAGTCTTTAAAATGCACTACTTGTTTAGAAGTTTTGCCATGCGATTTGCCTGTATGTATTTGACCATTAGGCATTTTATGAACATTGCCTTTGTATTCTTTGCCAGTTTTAAAATAATGTTTAGTTCCTTTAGCCATTAGCATTTACCCATTTTTTTCTTTTTCTTTTTGTTTTTATTTTGATTCTTTTTATTACTTTTTTTATTCCCGTAACCGTATGCCATCATATTCTCCTAAAACAAATTAATTATTCTCTCTATGTTATCGCTTAATAGAGCAAATACAATTACAGCTCCATAAACAATGTACTTAAATCTAAATATTTCAATCTTTACATCACGCATATCTACTTCTATGTGTTGTAGATGATTATTTTTGATATCGTTGATATCTTTTTTTATTAATTCTATTTCTAGATTGAGTTCGTTAGTGTCTTTCATGCTAAAGGCTTCTTTTTATTTTTAGAAAACATAGAAAGAGCAATAGCTACAGCTTCTTTTTGCGACTTACCTTCTTGTCTTAATTTTCTTATTTTGTTAGAAATAAGTCTTCTGTTTTTAACTCTGTTAGTCATTGCCAATCTTTACAGGTCTTTCTTGTACAACTTCTAATGCGAGTTCAGCTTTTTTAATTTCTAATTCTTGTTTATTTATTTCTAATTCTTGTTGTTTAATTGCTAGTTCAACAGTCGCCATGTCTTTTTTAAGTTTTAGTTCTAACATAGATACTTGTGAGTCTGTTTGTAGTTTTTGTAATTCTACTTGACGTTTTTGTGTTGCAATTTTTTCATCAACAGTTGGTTGTGGTGGAGGTGGAGGAGGCATCATAGCAGGGTTGCTAACGAACACATCAGGATTTTTATATCCAGCCTGTGTAACATATTCACTTACAGCATTGTAAATGTTTGTAGATGTTACTAAGGTGTTCATACCACCATTTTCTATAAGTTTTTGTATTATGCCCATAATACTTCCCATAGATTGTAGTTTAGTTTGTTGACTACCACTTCCAATACCAACATTGACTGTGCAATTTAATTTGTCTTTCCATCTTGATACATCAATCGGAACAAACTTGTTGTTTAAATAAAATACTTTTTTTCTATCTTCATATTTTTGTACTAAAGAATATACGTTTCTAAACATATCTTTAATACCTGTCTCTGCGAATATACGAGCAATCAGCTCAATTCTCTGCATAGATGATTCTGTTGCTGCTGAGATTGCACCTGAAGTTACATGAGATGTTAATACATCAGGATTTAATCCTTGCGACATTTTAGATACGCCACTTCTTTCTTCTCTAATCCCATCTAAATACTGAACCATTTGGAACGCATAAGGTTGTATTTGTGGAGTAGGCAATGCTGTAACAGCTCCAGGACTTCTTGTTCGTACAATCCCACCAGGTTTTGATGAAAGCAAATCGTCTAACTCTACTTGTCCTGCTAATACTGCGTATCTTGCGTTGTTAGTTAGATACATGTTATCCAAGAGATTACGCATGATAGTAGACTTGATTAATTGTATATCTTGTACTGTGTCAGCAATACTCATTCCGTAAAATTTATGAGGAATAGGTAGGGGACAAATAGTAGAAAAAGGAATCATGTCAATTTCTTCGTTATCTAAGATAACATTTCCTACTTTAGTAATCTTTCTAAGTTCTGCTATACCATCGCCATTCTCATCAAGCCTAATATAACATTCGTCTACCCAAATCTGTCTCGTTGCACCTGAACCTTCATCAG